AGCCACCGACCATGGCGATCAGCAAGATCACGCCGTATTCGCGCAGCGAGTAAGAAAGGGGGCTCTTATGCACCGCCGTCTCTTGGGCAAGCGCAGGCGCGGCCAGGTACAGGGAGATGATGAGGGCGTAAAGCAAGTTCATGGCGTCGGCTCACTCTTTGCGCCAGATGTCTACGGTATACGTAGCATTTGCAGGCGTAATGGCTCCCGTAGTTACGTTGATAACGCGTACATAGACTTGCCCAGTACTAGGTATCCCAATGCAAGCAAGCCCACTGGCAATAGTGGAAGGTGGCGTAACTTGCACACTGTCCGTAGTAGTCGCTCCGCTAATCGTTACGGCCTTGTCAACGGTAGCGTTGGCTGCCAAGCTCGCAAAGGTAAGAGCCGCTGTAACACGCTGGCGTCCGTTGATCGTAGTGCCGATGCCGGCCGTGTCGGAAAAGTTGGTAGACAGACTTGTGTATTGAGGGTTAACGATAGCAGTTCGAACCGCGGCACCTGTAATCGTAATACCTGTTCCACTTGTCGGCGCGTTTTCCAGCCGCGGACTGATGATCTGCGTATCGTAAGCAGGCCCCGATACGGTAATGCCTGTAGTAAAAACCTCCAATGACAAATCAGTAAGCCGGTTGTGAGAACCGTCGCTGACAATGATCGGATACGTAAAGCCGTTGGAGCGGCAATTCGTAATCCAGTTTTCGTTTGCCAGCGTGCTAAAGTAGATTGCGTTGACGCCGGTGGTGAAAGTGCAACGAACGATTGTGTTGTAGTAACAACCCAGACCAGGATCAGCGTACAACTGAATACCTGTTTCGATGTTGCTGAAAGCCACGCTGTCAATGAGGCACTCCGTTGCGTTACGCAAGTCGCACCCGATTGCTCCAGCGGCTGCACTTGACGTATTATCAATCGCTAGGTTTTTCAGTTGCAAACGATACCGTCGGCTGACACTGGCACCTTTCGATTGAAAAAACGGAACGGTAAGAGAGGCGCCTTTGATAATCGTATCAGTGCCAAAGCCCGAAATGCTGCATCCGTTGCCCCACGACAGCGTAGTAGTGATTTTGAAAGTACTGGCGGCATCAGCCCACAACGCGCCGCCAGGAGAAGCGATGCTGTCAATTGCCGCTTGAATTCGCGCAGTATCATCCGTCACCCCATCGCCCTTGGCGCCCCACTGCTTGAATGACTGAGGCTCAATCTGCGTCAGCTTCCAGCGTCCGCCATCCGTAGCGACAATGACCGAACCGCCATTGTCCGTACTGGTAGTGTCACTCGCATCATAGCGGTAGAAAGAGGTGCCTCCATCGCCGGCGGCGTAGTATCCCAGTGTTCGCGCGCCTGCTCCCGGCTCCTTTACAATCGCCTTAAGATCAGCGATCGTGTCAACCAAGTAATTGACCACCGTCACGTCAACTATGCCGAGGGCGGCTCGACCCGCCGCTTCCGTAGCCGCCGTGAACACAGCATCGCCTACGACGGTAGAGCCAAGGGCCGCACGAGCAGCCGCCGGCGTCGTCGCCTCTGCAAACAGCGTAGTGTAGAAAGAGTCAAGGGCGTTAAGCCACGCCGCCTTGATTGTCGGCAGCGAATTGTCAACGAAATTCTGCAATGGCATGAGAGTTCCTTAAGCGAAGTCGGAAATGGGGTTGATGTAACCGGGCATTACGCAGCCAGGAATGGCGTAATTGGGAATTGCTGTGGTGTCATTGGGGTAGCAAGCGGTAGTGAATACGTCCGCAGGTACCGGCTGAGCCCACGGCGGCGTCTGCGTGTCCGCCTGCCCCCGGACAAAGTCCTGAGGCTGTCGCGGCTCCCAGTGCTGTGGACAGACATAATAACCTTGCCAGTGGAGCTTGAGAGTCGAAGCCTTGAACTTCCGCCCGCATTCATAGCAGACCGCGTTGTAATCGCCTAGCTTGTAGTAGTCAGCGCGTCCCATAATTCGCTCCAATTATGCCGTGGTAATTCGCGCGGATCATCGGCTTTCAGCCTTTAGCTTCCGCTCTTCTTTCAGCCGCTCGAGATACGCCTTAGCTTCGTCAGACAACTGCTGGCCCTCCCCCTTCGGCAGACCCTTGTTGGCGCTACGCTTCTCCGAGATTTCCCGCTTCACGTTTCCGTCAAAGTAGCGATCGTAGATGATGCGTCCAGCGCCGGGGATGTAGGAGATCGCTTTGTCGCGCCCGGCGGCAATGTCTTCCAGGACCTTGAGTGGCGGAGTGGCCGCGCCGATGAGTGTGTCCACGACCTTCCCTTGCCCGAGGCGTTCCGTCGCGTAGCGGTTAAGGCCGAAGGTTTGCAGGACGTTCTCGACTAGCTTGGGAGTGGAAAGCGGGTCGGAGTTACGGCCGGACAGCCAGTCCTTGATCACATCCCCTGGCACGTTGGCGACGGCATAGACAGTGGCGAGGGCCGCGAGGTTCTTAACTCCGCGCATGATGTCCGCCGGCTTGCCCGTTGCAATCTTAGCATAGGCATCGCGGCGAACCACGTCCCCTTGCTTCAGCATGTAGGTCTTGAGCTGGTAGAGCAGTCGCCCGTTGGGATGCTCGAGATAGGCCTGCGGCAACTCGGCCCGCGAGATTGGCTGGATGTCGGACAAGGCCTCGAAGGCGAGTCGCTGAGTCCGCGGCGTGTCTGCCCGCGTAGCCAGATCCTGGATCAACTGCGGCAGGTCGTTCTCGAAGGCGTAGCCGTAACGCTCAGCCAGCTTAGCCCGCCCGCCGGGGGTCCGCGCCATGCGCTGCGCTTTGATCAAGGCGGCGTTGATGCCAAGACCCTTCGCGAACAGGTCGATCGCGGAGAAGCCGGAATACTTGAGGGCATTCTGCAACACCTTCCCTGCGATGTGTCCGCCGGAGAGCTCTTCCGCAAGGTGGTTAACCATCCCGAGTTCTTTCGGCGTCACCTTCTCCCGTCCGATCAGCTTCTCCGTCAGAGCCTGCAGCGTCGGGACCAACCCGAAGTGGTAAACGGAGAGGAAGGAGTCGCCGATCTGCGTGGCCGCCGAGACGACGTTGCCGAGAAGGCCGGCGTTGGTCAGATCCCGCACCATCCCGAGCGTGGGGCTCATCGACTTATCCCCCGGACCGAACCGGGCGCGCAAGATGTCCCGCACTTCCATCGCCTGCTTCGGGGTGATCTTCTTCTGCTCGATCAACCGCGCGGTCAGGTTCCCGATTGACTCGTCCAGGTTGGTGAACTTCTTCTCCCCCTTCGCAGTAACCTTGAGATCGCGGCCGAAGAAGCGGGCGGTCTCCACGTCAGTAATCGCGCCGGAGACGTAGCGGAGGAGGGACTCAGCGGGCTTCTCGTAGAACGGCTGGAGCTTCTCCGTCACTTCCCGAATCTTCCGGGCGTGCGCGTAGCCGGGCTGAAAGGAGCCAGGACCGTCCGCGAACAAGTAGCGGTTGGCGACGACGCTCCGCTCCACCTCTGTCAGCGCCCGCTGCTTCTTCCGCATCATAGCCGCCTCGGCTTCTGCCAGCGTCTTGTCGAGTCCCTCGCGCACCGGCTGACTCAGCGCTTCCTTCAGCCCGTCGTAGTCCTTAATGATCCGCGGGAAGTATTCGCCCACCCCCTCACCAAAGCGGCCGAGCGCAACCAGCTGCCCTTCGATCGCCTTAAGAGTCGCCTTCACCGCCGGATAGGTTTTGGCCAGCTCGGGGATCTTGTTCAGCGTGTCCAGCCGCCCGTTGAGCAGATCGCGGGCGATGAGAGTTTGCGTCCCCTCCGACTGTTTCTTAAGGGCTTGCAGGAACGGCGTTACCTGCTCGTGGGTGGTGGACAAGGCCTTGAGAACCCGCAGCTCGTGCAGGCGGATGCGACCCTTCAGACTCGGCGCGATGTTGCCTAGGCGAGTAGAGATGAGGCCGAGGAAGACGTCAGGCTTCTTGATCGCCTGCTTGAGCACTGTGCGGCCCTTCGCTGAGCCGAGGAACCCGCCGGCCAGGGCGCCGTAGAAAGCCGCCTTGAGCGGGTTGTCCTCGTTGAGGAAGGCGCTGAGAGAGGCCCCGCCGGTGATGGCCGCGAGGGTGAAGATCTGCTCGGGGGAGGCACTGCCGCGCTGGTTGCCGCCGAAGATGTCGCGGGGTGCAGGAGTGATTACACCATCTGCGCTCAACCGCCCTTCATTGGCGGCGTCCATTACTTCGCGCATCTGAGCCTGTGTGACAAAGCGCTTCTCGCCTAAGGCTTTACGTACCCGGTCTCCTATGCCAGGTTCGCGAGTGTCGATAATCCCCGCATTGTCCAGATCCCTCACTTCCCCCCACTCCCGCGAGTTCAGAAAATCCGCGATCTGTTGCTGGTAGCGCTCGGGTACGGGGGCATTGCCCTTGCCGCGGATCTGCTGTACCGTACCGTCAAGGGCGTCGATTTCAATAGTCACGTGCGACTGCCCCTTCGCATCCCGCAGCGAAAGGATCTCCGCATCCCCGCGCTTGATCGCATCCCAGCCGCCGAGACCATACTCGGGGTGGCCGGAGGAGAAGCGGGCTTCAGTCATGCCCTTCTCGGACTCTGGGACCCAGTCGGGGTGGGCGCCGTTTTCTGGTACATCCTTCACGTGCCCGTCTGGATACTGTTTTCCATGCGGCTCATACCCCCGCACCGAGTGCCCCATCACCGTGCTCTCGTGTGCGAAGTCACCCGGCTTATCCAGCACGACCAGCTTCGACCCGTCAGGCCACTCCATCTCCTTCGTCATCGTCTCCATCCGGGCGCGAGCTACGTCGTTCTCCTTCGCCCGAGCCTTCTCCGCCGCCTTAGCCATCCGGTCGTCCCAGGCCTTCGTCTCTTTCACCGCCCGGACGAGGTCGTATTGAGGGAGCTTAGTTTCATCAACATGCTGCGTCAGATAATCGCCGACGTGCCTCAAATAACTTTGCAACCTACCTTCAGCTGCGGCTGGGATAAAGCGATCACCTAGCCAATGCTCTGGCGCTGCGTTGGCGCGAAGACCCGCTACCAGTTCATCCGGGTTTGGAGGTCCGTTTTTCAAACTCTTCCAATCCATAGCTTTCATTTGAGTAAAAGCCTGATCTACAGTCTCACCCCAGGTTTCTCCGCCGGGAAGTTGCACATCTTTCAGTGGATCAGTTGCCGTACCTGCGTGTTTGTTAAGATAGGTTGTAACAGCTTTCCTGTTCCAACTCTGTGCCAACTCCATCTGCGCATCTCGTGGTCCCATGTGGTCAGGAGGAAGTCCTTTTTCCAAGGTGCGAGCCGCATCAGGATGCCACATCCCTCCCTTGTCCTTGATAGCCCCCAGCGCCATCGCCATCCCAAGCCCCAGCGCCTCCCGATCCTTCGGGTCCATGTTGGCTAGGACCACCGCCCCAGCACCGGCCGCCGCTCCCTTTGGCCCGTACTCGCGGAGGGCCGCCCGCAGCTGCTCCTTCGCCCGCGAGATCTGCGACTTCACCGTCCCGATTGGCTGGCCGAGTTGCGCCGCAATCTCCGCGTCGGAGAGGCCCTCCAGCTCACTCAGCTCAAAGGGCCGGCGGAAGTTCTCCGGCAGCTTGTCCAGCGCCTTCGACATCCGCTCGCCAAGGGCATTGTTCAGCGCAACCTGCTCGGGCGACCGGCCGGTTAGCGAGGTATCCGCTACGTTCTCGTGCGGGGAGGGCAGGGACTCATCGCCCTTCCCGCCGCCAGGAGTCTCGGTATTATCCAGCGACTCCGTCCGCGGCCGAACCTTCTCGTAGCGCAGGCCCGACTTCGCCTCGTTATCCGCAATGCGGTAGAGGTAGGTCCCAATGGCGGAGTCGCCTGAGAACTGCCCCTTCTCAATCGCCCGCATCCCTTTTTCCATAGTCCGCTGCACTACGTCCTCGATCTCCACGCCCTGCTTCGCGTACTTCTGCAGGCTCCGTGTCAGCATCGGCACGTTGTCGCGGTAGATCTGAGCAGCCGCCGCCTCCCGGCTCGGCCCGCCCTCCTTCAGCATGTCGATCAAGCGAGGTTCGGGGACGCCGTGCAGCTTCACCATCGCGGCCGCACCTGCGATCCCAAGGCCGGCGAGCTGTTCATCGCTGAGCTGGTTTTGCATTGCCCAGGCGGCGGCTCCAGTCCCAGCCACGACAGCGGGGATCTTATAAGGATCGAGAGTTTCGCTCAGGGTTGCAGGGGCCGCGGGCGAAGCCTCGGCAGCAGACGCTGTAGTTTCGGGCGCGACAGACGTAGGCTTTCCAACCGGCTTCGCCGGCCCCATCGGTTCGCCAGGATAGCCGCCTCCCTTCTCCCACGCTCCGACTTGTGCCTGCGCCAGCTCCTCCGGTGTCAGCGGCCGGTTCCCCTTCGCGGCCTTCACGTCCGAGGTCAGTTCCCCCATCCGCGCCCGAAGCATCGCCTGGGCCTGCGGCTTCAGTGCCTTCGCCCCTAGCACCCCCGTGAACATATCCACAGCATTTACCACATCACTCGCCGGGACGCCCCAGGAAGCTTGCGCCTTCTTCCCGCCGTGTTCGATCAGCTCGCTGACCTTGCCCATGATCCAGCCAATGCCGTTTTCGTTGTAGGCCGCTTGGGCTTCCGGTCCCATTGCTTCCGCGACCTTCGCCCAGGGTGCAGCGAGTTCTGCGGGGAATTGCTCCTTCGTCGCTTGAGCCTTCGCGGCCGAGCGTCCCTTCGCGTCGGGCGCTCCCTTAGGCGGTAGGCGTCCGTCGTAAGCAGCGACAGGAGCTTGCTTCACCGCCTCGCCCTTTGTCGTTGCCCGCTCCAGCAGGTAGGCACCGCCGCCCAGGAGACTCTTCCCGAGCCCTGTGAACATGTCGGAAAGCTGGGCACTCGCCCCGGCGGCGTAGCCTGCCATGTCCTTCCACGACTGAGGGTTTTTCAGAAACCCGCTGACGGAAGCAGGCTCTACTGCGCCGTAAGCCTCGTCGAGTGAGAGGATACGTCCAGTAGGTTTAGCAGCTGTAGCCGCTTCTGGCGTTCCTTCTGCCGGCGCCACTCCGTAAGCTTCGTCCAGGGAAATAATGCGCGGCATACTTAATCCTCTTCATCACCAGGAACGGCTACGTTGGTAGCACGCAGTGCCTTCCGGATCGCATCAGCAGACCGCGGCGCAGGACGAGTTGGCAACGGCGGTTCAACTTCTTCAAACCCTGTGAGCTTTCCACTCGCATCGAACAGCGGGCGCGCGACGGAACGATCTGCCATCGTATACGTGCGGCCAGCGCGAATGTTGCTGCGATCGACGGGAAGGAGTGGATGAAGTTTGATGCGTTGAGCTTCTAGTTGCTGATAGCGAACGGCGTTCAGCGTTTCCGATCCCGAAAGCGCTTCGGCCGTCTTATCCCCGCCGAGCTTCTTCAGCCACGTAGTCTGCTCTTTCACCAGTCCCGTTCGCGCCACCGCTGCACTAGCCGTCGCAGCATTCCGCGCGATAGTGGAGGCATCCAGCTTCTTCTTCGCCTCCAGCTCCCTTTCCTTCTGCTCCAGCGCCAATTGATCCTTCATCGACAGGGCGCGGATTTGCAGTTGCTTCAGCGCCGCCTTGCCCTCTTCAAACCCCTGAGGCAGTCCGTCGATAAAGTTCTTTACGTCCGGCGGCAATTTCTTCCCCGCCTGCGTCGCCAGCAGTCGCATCTGGTTGTAGGCCTCGGGACTTTGCATAGCCATCCCGACCATCATGCCGATATCTTCCAGGTTCGCGTTGGCCATCTTCTGCTCAATCTGGCTCTGCTGCGCCCCGCGGTAGCCACTGATTGCATCCTTCTCCGTGATAGTAGCGATTTTTTCCGCGAGCGGCAGGGTGAGACGAGTTGGCGCTCCGCCCTGCACCATGAAGTCGTAGAGCTTCCGCAGCGGGTCCGCGACCGAGCCTGGCTTAAATTGCTGCACGTCATCAACGTTAGCCTCGCGGCCCTGCGTCGCCGGGATGACAGCGCCGGCCTTTGCAGCGGCGGCTTCCCACTGCGCCATCGCGGCAAGGTCCTGCGTCTTAGCTTCCGCCGTCCCCGCTAGGGCCCTTGCATGCTCAGCTTGCGCCCGCATGAGGTCCGTCTGGACCGGCATCTGCTCGATGTCAGCGAGAGTCTTCTGCGCGTTGACCTGCGTCTGCGCAGTCTCATTCGCCTGATGCTCCGCGGCGATGAAGCCGATGGGAGCGCCGTAGAGTCCGGTTGCCATATCAGCCTACCGATCGACGTTGTTGAAGGAGCATCAGTTGCTGCTGCGGGGTGAGGCCGCCTTGCCCGGTCATCTGCCCAATGCCGTAGCCTATGGAGCCGAGAGACTGGCTGGCCTGCTCATTCGCTGCGATCTGCCCGTTGAGGCCGATTTGTGCGCCGGTGCCTGGGTTAACCCCGCTGCCGGCCAAGGCGCCAAGTTGCGCGAGGCGTTCGTTGTACCAGTTGGTCGACGCGTTCGCCCCCGCCACGCTCATCGCGCCGGAGTCCTGTCCGAACTGCGCATTCGCCCGCTGCGCACCTTGGATGCGGAGCTTGTAGGCTGGGTCATTCTCCGCCACGGCGGAAGGGTCGCGCAGGAGCTGCTGCAACTGAGCGTCGGCGAGGGAGCGTCCGCCCGAGTTGCCCCACGGATCGGACTGAGCGGCGGCAAGGCGGGCCATCCGTTCCAACTCCTTCTGCTTCTGCAGTCCCGTGATGCCGGAGTAGATAGACATTGCGGGGTTGGCGTACTTGAGGGCCGTGTCGAAGATACTGGGCGAAGCTGCTGGCGCTGTTAGTCCGCCGCCACCAAAACCGCCCAACGCTTGTGCCGCGGTGTCCCCGTAGGAGTAGCCGTCGAGCAACGAGCTGGCTCCGTCCAGTCCGCCCCCTCCAATTCCTTCTCCCATCCCTCCGAGAAAACCCGCATCCCCGCCCAGCAGGGATTCGCCGCCAAGGAGACTACCGCTTCCCGCCGCAGCACTTCCGGCAGCTCCCTCAAGCAGCCCTCCGCCAAGTGCAGCACCGCCGAGAAGCGCTCCGCCTTCTAGCAACCCCAGGCCTCCACCAAGCATTGCGCTGGTACCGAGGGTCGTAGCCCCGGCGGCTACTCCAGCGGTGAGAAGACTGCTGCCCGCGGTAGCTGCTCCGGCGCCCCCAAACAGAGCCGGGATTTCAAAGCCTGTACACATACTAGATCCTTTTGTGAGAGATAAAGCCAGAGACAGTGTAACCAAGCTTGCTATAGAAGCCCGCCGTGCGTTCCACTTCAATCCCCGTGCTTTGGGAGAGGAATAGGTCTGTAATCTCATTCGCCTTTGCCCAATCTTCGATGGCTCGTATCAGGCGAATACCTAACGAGCCGCCCCGCCAAGCTGGTGCTACCCAAATCAGCAGGTCTCTTGCACAAGTTCTACGCGGCGCATACCAAATAGGTCCGACGGCCAGGATCGCTACGGCGAGTAACTCTCCGTCAACCACGTGGATTAGACAACGGATGGCGGGACTTAGTTCCAAGGTCTTCCGAACAATTTCACGGTCCACGTCCGCCTGGCCTTGCAACTCAGGGCTCTCCGCGAGCAACGCATCCACTACCCGATCCACGTACTCGGGATCAGCTTGCATGTCGTAAGGGATGAGGTTCATGCTGTACGCTTCCACATGTAGACTACGATGTAGGGAGGAAGGGTGGTTACGGTCTGAGAGGCCGCGACATTCTTCGGCGTTATGACAGCAGTCTCAGCCGTCGTTGTAGTAAGGGTGACAGACTTAGCACCGCCCGTATGCTCCACCGGGTTGAAGTCAGCATCTCCGCCATCCAGGCCTACGATCGTCCGACCTGTTGCGAAGGCTGTCCAAGTGCCATAGCCAAGCAAGGTTGCAGGATTTGTCGACACCACTGAGATGAATACAGAACCGACGGGAAAGGGCTTGTTTGCGATCTGCCCGTAATCAGCTGCGTTCAGATGATAGTACTCGTCCGCGGCCCCGCCCTGCAAGCCACTTAGCATATTGTGGTCTGCCGTTCCCGCGCCTCCGCCGAAGGAACTGAGGACTCCCGCAAGGTCCACAAACCACTTGAGCCAGATGGGATTGAACTGCGCCTGCTTGGTCTGCTCGTTGACCAGGATGGGCAGCGCCCACGTTGGCGGCGGCTGGAAGTCACTCATAGCGTTCCGAGGTCCACTTGCATTTCGAGGCCTTGCAAACGAAGGGGCGTATTGCGGCGATGGCGGATGTGGTAGGCGCGTTTGATAAAGCTGCCATTGTTCTCCAGCATCGGCCGCTCGAGGTTCATGTCCACCTGCCGGAAATTACTCCAAGCGTTCTCCGCGTAATCGCTGTCGTTGTAGCGAACGTCCAGCACACTTCCTGGCGTTTGATCGCCGACGAAAGTGAGAATGTTAAGATTCTTCTTCCGCCGCGTTCCTCCGTCGAAGTTCGGCGTATAGGCGTCCATCAGGATAACGTCTCCGTCATCCGACCCATAGGCCGCGTCGAAGAGATACAACTTGCCGTTGGTAGCGTGCTGGAGAATGTTGCCCGTCGTAGCTAGGTAGCTGGAACTTACCACCGGAAAGTAGTTGCCGTTCGCGTCGGTCCACTGCGCCCACATCCGCTGCGCAACGTCGTACACCAGCGTAAGATTATCCGTGATCAGCGTAATTCCGTAGAAGCGATGACCGCCGTACTTGATGCTGAACGAGTGCATCATGGTAAGGTCAGCCGCCCCGAGAATCCGCTCGATCGCCTTAGTCGAAACGATCTGCGCCTTCAGTTGATCGACCATCATTACCTGGGCGGCGGCGGACCGATTCGTTGCGACCCAGAAAAGCGCCCCGTCGATGTCCTGCAAGGAGTCTCCGTTCGCGCAACCGTAGTTAATCTTCGCCCCTTGCACAGGGCCGAGCGGACTGGCCGTTGCGTTCAGTGCGTCGTAGAAAACTTCGGTAGACCATTGCCCTAGGGCGACTACGTAGACGAGTTGCTGCGCCAGGAACACACCGCCGTCTGCCTCGATCTGCGCAGTGATCCGGTTCGTGATATCGCTCCAGTCAGTCGGACTGTTGAGAGCGGCACATCCACGAATGCTGGCGTTGGAATCCATCACATAGGTCGTGCCATCGAGATACGCCCAACCCTTGACGCAGGTCGCAGGGAAGTTGTCTACGCCGGCGGGAATCTGGACAATTCCAGCCCCGTCGTCGTAGTTGTAAGAGGCTACGCCGTTACCAAACTGCATCTTCGGCGTAGCTCCGCGCGCCTGGGAAAAGCGGTAGACGCCGCCCGTCGTATCCAGGGTGCCGGAAAGGGCCACACCATTCTTGTACATCGTAGCGCCGAAGATGGAGTAAATGTCACCGAGCCAGTTGAACACTCCTAGCCCCGCCCCTGTCTTCGTCTCTCCTGTCTGCAGAAGGCCGGGACGCTTGTACAGCTGAACCTCTTTCGTCGCCTCGTCTATCTCGATGTAGGCGTTGATAAGCTTCGCGTCCTTCGTCGTCTCCGCACTACGATTCTCCGGCTGGAGCGCGAGCGGGAAACGCTTGGGGATCGTGACGGTTTCAGCTTGCGGCATGATCAGCGGCGTCCGAAGGGGGAGAATGAACCCTGGCGATCAGGAGTGAAACGCGTCGGTGCGTCCTCCACGTCCCAATCCTCCAGCGTAGTCCGATAGGCCATTGCGCGTTGCTGGCAGCGATCCATGATGGACTGGGGCTGCCCGCCGGCCAGTTCGTCCGCGAGGCCCCAACGCAGCGCCAGCTTCCACTCAATCGGGAAGTCCATGTCCTCCGTGACGCTGCTGAAGTTGACCACCTGGCGCTGGAGTTGCAGGTGCGCAGTCCCCGTCGCGGCCGTGGCGTCCGGCACCAGCCAGAAGAAGACGCTCAGATAGGTCGCCTGCTTGTCGACGAAGTAGCTATTGATCTGGCCCGTTTGGGTAACGATGCTCAGGCGAACGTAGTCTGCCCAAGCGAGGGGGATGAGGGGCCGGCGGATGCCGTTAGCATCTGCAAACCAAGCGTTAATGACTCGCAGGGGACGAGTCATGTCCACCGCTTGCGCCGGCCCGAGTTTGTAAGTGCCCGTCCCTGCAACCAGTGTAACGGGCGTATCGACGTTTAACCACAACTTCAACCCCTGCGTCTGCCAGAGGTTAATCATGTCAGTCAGCCGCCGCATCCCCATGACGATCTGCTCGGAATTGACATTCTGCCCCACCCCGATCAAGCCCGAATCGAGGTAGGCATCCTGGATGATCGAAATAGGAGTGTTGTTTGAAGGGGCAGACATAGGTTATTCAATAGTTATTTTGAACTAGACGGTCACCGGGTTTCCTATCCCGACCGGCAGGGGATGGGATTACTGCCCAACATGAACCGGGCTGGTGTACGTTTTCAGCTCCTGCGCGAAGTCGGTCAACTTCCCGGCCCGCGCCGAGCCAGCGCGCACCAGCGTTGCAGCAGCCGCAACCAAAGTTTCGAGGTTGGCTGGCGTGATCTGTTCTGCAATGCTTGGGCTGGAGCGAACTTCATGGAACATCAAAATCACACTGCGGCCTGCAGCAATCTCCGTCTGCATTTGTGTCACGATTGCGCTGATGTTTGTAGCCTCGCTACCACCCGCGTAACTGTGCCCGATGATCGGCAAATAGCGTGCAGCGCCAGACCAACCGCCATTGGCAATGATGGCGTTCTCCACCGATGCGCGCCTACCGACTGTCATGCCTTGGTTTACCAAAGCGTTCAGGATTGTGTTATCTCCTGCGCCACCGCTTGGCTGGTGATAGCCCTGTGGCAACGCGTAGACAGTGCGCCCGACGCCGGACGGGTCAAGGCCCTCGCCCACCATCGTGTCGCGGTTGTAGGCGATGTCAGCTTCCATCGCAGCTTGTGGCGATGCATAGCCGGTGTAGTTGCTGAAGTAGTCCCGAAGCGAAGAAACGCCGGTCTTGCATCCATGAACTACAGCGTGATGGCCGCGCTGCACGATTGCATCATTCCACTGAGCAGCGGACATGCGCGTTGCCGTTCCCCTGTCATCAGCGATAAACGCCAAGTAGCTGGAAAACCCATACTTCTCCAGCACCGGCAAACCATCCGTGTACCATGTCAAATGCCCATCATCAGCGCCAATGATGATCGATGGCAGGCTGCTTTTCTCTGCTTCGGCGATTTCATAGACCCACAGTTTCGTGGAGACAGATGCAGCCGCTTTTCGCTGGAACTGGAAAATACACTGCGTCATCGTGCTGGCGATAGACCCCGATCCAACATTTGCCCATTCCGTTGCCAGAGGGGCAATGCAATGCACGCCAGTCCATCCATTTGCAGTGCCGAGAGTCTGTTTATAGCGAATGCC